CCGCTCAGGGCGGGTTGGTGAAGCGGATGAGGGGCGTCAGCAGCAGCTGCCAGAGGCTGTGGCGATGTTGAATGGTCCGCTGGACGTTGTTGTTTTAAGCAGTTTGGTGTTGGCCGTGATGGATGTGGTGATGTTGCCGCCAGTGTCGCTGGCCTGGGCAGAAATATACAAAAAATCACCTGTTCGGACGATGAAGGTGTTGGAAAACGGTGGCACTACATTTTTTTGAATGATGCCGCCAGCTCCATCCGAGTAAGTCAGCGACACAAAGTCGGAGAGGGGGTCTTTGGCCGCAGTTGCGTTGGCCCGGCTGACGTTGTAAGTCACTGCAATGGTTTTTGATGGGTCTTTTGTTGAGGTCTGGCTGGATGAGGGGGAATCGCTACTCCCGCCACCGCAAGCACTCAGAAAAATTGATAGGCACGCTGATAAAAAGAATGTTTTCAACTGAAATCCCCCATGATTTTATTAACAAATAGTTGCAAATATTATGCCATTGGTGGGGCTTGCCTCTTAGCCCGGCTGGGTCTCGGGCGTTTGAGATTGCCGTGGCTGGAAGGTAAGGATTTTTGCCCCTCCCTGAATGAATTTAGCTGGATGCTCCATTCGCCTTTGGTTGTTGCTGAGTGGCTTGGCAAAGCCTCTTGATGAAGCCCTCAATTTGCCCTCGATCAAATTCTGAAATTTGGGCAAACTCATCTTTTGTGATGGTGCGAAATGGCCAGTCGGGCTCAGCTTTAAACGCATAAAGCGAAGCGCTCGGCTGGATGCTGCCAACTTGAGTGTCTGGCGGCGTGGGCGACCAGGTGGTATCGCGCATTTGCACTACACCTTCGAGAAGCCAGTTTGCATTGCAGCCAATGAGCTTTTGCGCCAGCAGCGCGCCATCGCTGGAGACACCTCTGGATTCCCAATTTTTAACAATTTGCGGGGTCGCCCCCAGCAGCCGGGCTACCGCCGACAGGCCTGTCACATCGCGCAGGTCTTTGGCTGCCTGGTACAGGCGTTGAGTGGATGGATGGATATCGGGCACATCTTTGATTGTCCCGTCGTTAAACATGGTGTTGTTAAACGTCATGATTGACTTTTTTGTAAACGCGGTGTGTAATCTCGCGATGGATCAAAAAAATTCCGATAAAAAACTCATCATCGATCTGGGTGGACCCTCCAAAGTCGCAAAACTTTTGGGATACATCAAGGCTGGTGGTCAGCAGCGTGTGCAGAACTGGCTTACACGCGGGATACCGGCCCAAGTCAAGGTGGATCGGCCTGATCTTTTTATGCCAAACATGACCAGGCTCAAGGAGGTATCTGCCGATACCAATCTCGCTGCTGAGCAGCAAGTATCTGCTGGCATGGTGTTGATTCCCAACCGCCGGATGGAAACAGAGCAGCGCCGCGCCGCTGACCGTGAACGAGATATCTGCCAAGCAGGGAAGGGGGGTTGAGATGGCCAGCGCCAGAACACTCAAACGCCTGAAGCAGTCGGCAATCAGGAGTTTTTTGTCGGCGGTTTCTGTTGACGCCAAAGGTGGCGTGCTGCTGTATTTGCCTGGCAGGCGCAGGAGTATTTCCCTGTCTCGCCGGGAGGTGTGGCTTACCCAAGCAGCCCTAGCGAGTCTTGATCTCCCATCCATAACTGCGAGTGAATTTTTTTCTGATCCTCTTTCTGGTTTTTCTTCAGCCACTTGCGGGAGCGATAGCCATGCATAGCAATTTTTGCGGCCTGCTGGTCGGTCAGCCCGATGTACGAGACCACTTGAAAAACGTAGCCATTGATGCTGAATTTCCTGGGGTGAACGATGTTCGGTAATTGCATGGCCGGGGCCTTTCTTGGGGTGTTGAGGAACTCCCAATGTAAAGCAACCTCGGCCACCATTGTTGAACTGGTAGCCCCAGCCCCGCGCCGGGCCGTTGACCGTAAACGAGATAGCTCCAAAACAGGGCAGGAGGGTTAGATCATGAAATATGGCCTTGGCGACAGCACGGTGTACCTGTGCAATTATCAGGACTCGGCTATCTGCGAGCCTTGCGCCCGTGTGCTGTCGGTCAGCGGCGCGGCGCCGGTCCCCAGCGGAAACTCCTTCAGCATGGTGCCGCGTGGCGATGCTGACGAATGCACTGCCCCGGTGGCGCTGGCCATCCGCGCTACGCCCCAGGCTGGCCGCTTTCAACGGTTTTTGGGCGCGGTCGGTGAGCTGCTGATTGCCTTCATCGGGCGCAAATGATGCTGTTTTTTCCTCCTGCCGCTGCGATACCGGCGCGCCTGTTTTTAGCGTTGTCTCCCTCAACTTCCCGGCGCAGGCAAGCGCCGGGCTTGGGCGCGCCGGGGCGGCAGGGGGCTTTTCTTTTTGGGGGTTCTTCGTATGGCTACTGAAAAAATGATTGAACTGCGCTTTGACGTGCCCGCTTCGCTGGCCACAAAAATTGATGCTTTGATGATGGTGGATAAGCACAAGAGCCGTGCTGACTACTTGTTGCCGGTGCTTGAGAGTGCTGTCGAAGCTGAGTTTCATCGGGCTACTTTGCTCTTGCGTTGCGCCCAAATCAATCCATTGGCCACCGCCGCTGATGGCAAGGGCGGGGCATGAACTCCCTTGCGTTTTATCAACCCGAATGAATGAGATAGCTATATGGGCCGCGTGTCTGAAACATTGCTAGAACCTGCAGCGCCTGCAGCGAAGCCGAAAAAGCTCTCGCAAATGAAGCGCGACGTGCTTGACATCGTGCGCCATGCGCATGGGCGCGGCGTGGTCGATATGACGGCGACGGAAATCCAGCGCCTCTACGAACAGCAGCCCGGCAAGCTGGGCGGCGCTCGCGGCCGGGTAGGGGATGGCAACTTTGCCGGGCGCGTGTCTGAAATGGTGCGCGACGGCTGGCTGCTGCGCTCGGAGCCGCGCCAGTGCCGCGACGCGAAGGGGCGTGACGATGTCAAAACCGTGCTGGTGCCTGTTTAGCTATCTCTGGAAATTTCAAAAGGTCAACCATGAACGAGAAAAAAACCATTGTGAAGTCGCATGTCTGCGGCGTTTCCTGCCACCAGGGCGGCGCCAATTGCAATGGCTATTGCACTACCCAGAGCATTCCGCGTCCTGGCACGTATGAGCTGGCGTTGATGGATATTGGCGGCGCCGTTGCAGATTTAGAGGCTGGCCATTGCGTGAAGCGTGTTGGCTGGCATGCCGACGCCATGTTTGTCTTTTTGCGCCCTGGCGATACCTTGTCCAAGGCATTTTTGCAAATCGTCAAAACGCTTCCAGCCTCTGCGAAGGCGCTTTTGATGGGCCTCGGCCGCGACGTTGAATTTTTGCCATGCCTGTGCCTGATGAATGAGCAAGGGCAGGTGGTCAATGGATGGCAGCCCGGCCAGGTGGATTCGCTGGCCAAAGACTGGGTTCGGGTCGTTTAAATGATGGTAAGAAGTGCTTGTCGTCACGGTGTCAAGACCGTGCTGGTGCCTATTGAGCTATCTCAGAATGAGGCCGTGGAATGAAGGTCAGTGAACGCCTCATCGACGCCGTAGCGTTTCAGGTTGGTGGCCACGCCAAGCATGGCAGCTTGCGTCGTCTTTGGCAGCAAATCCCAGCTATTTTCCAACTCAAGAAGCAGCGTTTCAGCCATTGCGTCCGGGTTCATGGGCATGGGGGTGTCGATATTGGGCAGGCTTCTCATAAATTGGGCCAGTTTGTCGCGGGTCATTGCTTGCACTCCTTGGTTTATCGGGTCTATACTACGCCTGTCGCGCCACATTGCGCGGCCGGGTTTGGTCACCTGAATCAGTCCTGCGACGAAAGCCGCAGTATCCGCACAGGATTTGCGGCTTCTCTATTTGTGCCTCCAGTTTTGGCGGCTCGATGGGAGGCCCGCAAGGGCCTGCCGGTTCTCGCAAGGGCTGCCCGGTTGACCAACCCGTCGAGCTGCCGCCATCGTTTGGTCACGAGGGCGACGGTTTTTGTAAACCGCAGTCTTTGGAGGCCAAATCATGGCTGATTCGCTCGCGCTCGTTCCCGTTTTCACCGGAACCCTCAACTCCCAATCTGTTCAACTTTGCGACGCCCGCACGCTGCATGCCTTCATGCAGGTCAAGCGCGACTTCAATACCTGGATTAAGGGCCGCATCCGAAAATTCGGCTTTGTCGAAGGCGTGGACTTCATCACAGTGAAGAATTTGAGCTCCCCCGATTTGGGGAGTACAAAACTTGATTCACCAAATCGGGGGAATCAAGTTCATGGTGGTGATCGTAAATCAATCGACTACCACCTGACCCTCGATATGGCCAAAGAGCTGTCGATGGTGGAAAACAACGAACAGGGCCGCGAAGCCCGGCGCTACTTCATCGCCTGTGAGAGAAGGGTGCTTGATGCCTTGGTCGCGTATGGCTACCCGGCTCCCGATGCCAGCATCACCCCGGCCAAGACCGCGCCCGACAGCATTGACGTGCGCGCCTTGCTGCTGTCGGGCCAAAGCGAGCCGGTACCGCTCACACCCGCCCAGCAAGCCCTGATCGACGCCAGCGCCTGGGCGATGGCCCGCGAAGCCTACGAGCTGAGCCGTGAGCACCTGGCGCGCCGCGTGGCCTACCACACGCCCTGCATTCGCACTGACGGTGCCAGCCTGGCTGATGTCAAGCGGGTCGTCGATGGCATGACGCTGGGCAAGGCCTTGGCCCACAAGTATCACGACGAAGTCCAGCTATCTCTGAGCTTGCTGCGCCATGCCAGCGAGTTTGCTGCGGGCTCAGTGGCTGCAATGGAGCGCGTCCTGGCTGCTGCAGCGCAAGGGCAGGGCTGTGCTGTCAATCCTTTGGTTCGAGATAGCTAATAACTTAGGGAGACTGCCATGAACTATTACCCACATCACATTGGTGACTTCGACCGAACCACGCGCCACTTGACGCGCATTGAACGCTCGGTTTACCGCGACCTGATGGACTTGTATTACGACACAGAGGCGCGGCTGACGCTGGATATGGCCAGGCTGTACCGCCGCATCGTGGCCAAGTCCAAGGTGGAGCAGGCCGCCGTTGTCCAGGTGCTGGTCGAGTTCTTTGAAAAGACCGAAACGGGCTGGTATCACAGTCGCTGCGAGTATGAGATATCTACTTATCAGGCAAACGGTAGTCAAAAGTCGATGGCCGGAAAAGCTTCGGCTGAGGCGCGGCGGCTCAAAAAAGAACAGGAACTCAGCAGCGGGAATTCAACGGGTGAAGAAACCTCCACGAATCCCGCTAGAACTGGCGTTGAACAGTCGTTGAATTCCGTTGAAACGGGCGTTGAACGGGAAGTTAACGGCGAGTCAACTAACCAGAACCAGAACCAGAACCAGAACCAGAACACACACAGCACGGCTGGCGAACAACCACCGGGCGAACCTGACGGTTCGGTGTGTGTGTCGATTTGCCAAAAAATGCAGGAAGTCGGGGTCAAGGACGCGAATGCCTCGGACAAGGTGCTCGGGGTGCTGATCGAAAAGGGTGCCGATGTGGGCATGTTTGTCGATGCGGCGGTGGTGGCGCTGGGCAAGGGTAAGGACTTTGCTTACGCGCTGGGCATCGTGAAAAACAAGATGACGGCGGCGGCTGCGCTTGAGGCCGCGCCGCTGGCTGCGCCTGTGGCGGCGGCGCCGTCGGTGGGCAAGCCCGATGTGTCCAGGATCACGGTGCCTATGTCGCCGAATGCACAGGCGGCGTTGCGCCAGTTGGATGTGGATGCGGCTATTCCTCGAAGTGGTCCGTCGGCTGAGGTCCGGCAGAAGATGGCGATGCTTAAGGGTACGCCAGTGGCGCGTCAGGCTGGGGTGGCGGTGTGATCGTGGTGGCCGACCCCCGTGTAGGTACTCCCGGCGCAGGTGGCCGTGGGGGTAATTCGACCCCCGTGGTTTTTTTGCTGGAAGCATTTTCAAAGCACGTTAACCCGGTTAACTGGGTTAACTCCCTCCTGGGGGTTAATTGAGCGATAGCCTGTTCACAATGTCAGATGGCGCTGCGCCACCAGCTACCGTCTCCAGCCAAAAAGCCCTGGCCGTCGCGCTGGGTGTCTCGACCGCTCGCGTGTCGCAGCTCAAAAGCGCCGGCCGCATCACGCCAGAGGCTGATGGCACCTGGCATGTCGATACCGTCCGCCTGCAAATCGCCGCCACCGCTGATCTCGGCCAGAGCATAGCCGCCGAGACCCGTGCCAAGGCCCGTGCTGGCATCGTCACCGAGCTGCCCACGCCCGCCCAGTCCAGCGCCAGCGCCGACGATGGCGACTTCGATCACCACTACACCGAAGACCACGGCGCCAACTTCAAAATAGCCCGGTCCCTGCGCGAGCGCGAAGAAGCCGCCAAAGCCCGCATCAGCCGCATGCAAGCCGAAGGCCTGCTGGTTGAAAAAGCCGACGTGGAGCGCGCCGCCTACACCGAGGCCCGCACCCTGCGCGACCGCCTGATGGGCCTGCCAACCAAAATCGCCCCGCTGCTGGCACCGGTGTCAGATCCGTTCGAGCTTGAACGCATGCTGCGCGAGGCGCTGCGCCAGGTGCTGGCCGATTGCGTGCGCGCCACACCGGCAGGGGATGCCGCCTGATGTTTGCCTGCGGCCAGAGCGCCTACCGCGACGCCTTTATGGCCGGTCTGCTGCCCGACCCTGAGATGTGGGTTGATGAGTGGTCAGACGACCACGCCTACATCCCCACCGACGGCAACGCCGAAGGCGGCAAGTACAGCATTGACCGCACGCCATTCGCCCGCGAAGTGATGCACGTCTTAAGCCCCGGCCACCCCTGCACCCGCGTGGTCGTGATGGCCGCCAGCCAGATGCTCAAAACGCAGACGGCCATGAACTGGCTGATGGCCATCGTGGACGCCGCGCCAGCCAACATCCTCGCCCTGATGCCCTCGGGCGACCTGGCCGCGCGGCTCAGCGCCCGCATCAACAAGACCATCAAGGCCACGCCACGCGTAACAGACCTGTTCGCCAAGCCGCGCACCCGCGAAGGCAAAAACACCGACAGCACCAAAGAATTCCGAGGCGGCACGCTGCACATTGCCACCGCTGGCAGCGCCGCCAACCTGGCCGAAATCCCCGCGCGCTACGGCTACGGCGACGAGATTGACGATTGGGAATCAGACCTGCAAGGGCAGGGCGACCCGGTGGAGATTTTTGAAAATCGCGGCTCCACATACGGCCGCAACCGCAAGTGGTACTACTCCAGCAGCCCAAAGCGCCCGCGCGGCATCAGCAAAATCCTTGAGCTGTTTGAAAAAGGCGACCAGCGCTACTTCCACGTCCCGTGCCCGCACTGCGGCCACGCCCATGCGCTCAGTTTTGAAAACATGCGCACCGACGAGGCGCTGACCTGGGCCAAGATGATGTGCCCCGACTGCGGCGCCCTCATTGACGAATACAGCAAGACCAATATGCTCGCGCGCGGCGACTGGGTGCCCACGGCCGTCAACAAAGACGGCACCATCAGCTTCACCATCAGCCAGCTCTACGCCCCGATGGGCTGGACCAGCTGGCTGGAGCTGGCCCGTATGCACGATGCGGCCGAAGAAGACCTGCGTAAAGGCGACCCAACCAAGATACAGGCCTTCTACAATACGCGCCTGGCGCTGCCCTACGACCACAGCAAGGGTGTCCCCCTGTGTCAGACTACTTGTCGCCTCTAAAAATCATTTTTAGATGCATACAAACCCATGAAAACAAAC